CAAAATAAACCGCGAGGCTGCAAGAAAAGCCCGGGAGCTCCTGCCACTTTTGACAGAGGACTCGGAGGACGACGCAGAACCAAGCGACGAGGAGGAGGGACCATAGCAATGACATGGCCTTATGTGTGTGATATATGCGGCGCCGCACTTGACGCCGGAGAACGCTGCACCTGCGAAAGCGACAAGGAACGCGACGACGAAGGGAGGCAGCAGGACAATGAGAAACAAACGAACGCCGGCCAGAACAGCGATTTGCCGCGTATGCGGTAAAGATTGGCAGCTCAGCACTCTGGCGGTTATTCCACCGGAAGGCTATATTTGCCCGGTGTGTGAGACAACACAGAGGAAGGAGCGAACTTATGGCAATGAAAACTCTCAAAATCGTGGGTACCAGAACCCCGGAAAAGCTCAACGTCAACCTCGAGGCTATACCGCCCAACGAGAGCGACGCCCTATGTCGGGCGATACTTCACGGCATGGCCGCAATTTTTGAGGATCCCGCCGTCCGGGCTGACTACGAAAACTGGAAAAAACAAAGAGAACTCAGAAAGGAGGCAACAGCTACATGAAATACATGGGAAGCAAGACAAAAGTCGCTCGCTACATAGTGCCGATTATTCAGGACCAGATCAACCGCAGCGGCATACCCGCACAAGCTGGCGAACGCGATCGAGCACTACGGCCTCGCTGATAAGGTCCAGAACAGCCACAGAGCGATCGACGACGTTCTGGCGCTCTACGAGGTGACTAAGGCCATGAGCGAAGAACGGGACGACCTGACGGACTACATCGACCTTCTGGGCTACAACCCGAAGTACGGCATAACCGGCCGGAAATTGAGACAGATCACATATATGCCCCAGTCTTACAAACTCGGGTGCAGACTGCCGGATCTTATGAATGGAGGTGGATCTTGTGAGTAACGGCGTACTTATTACCCTGATTATTTGCGTAACACTGGTAATTATCAGCTACAACAACAAAGGTGGAAAAGACAACGACAAAAAGTAAAGGAGGCGCGCAACACATGGCCGAAGAATACAGCCGCAAGGCGGTTTTTGAGATACTGGGCCAAGAGGTCCCAGACAAAGAAATGCAGCGGGCTGAGTCTTATGCAGACAGAAAGCTCGAGCGAGCCACAGAAATGCAGCCAGAGGACG